GTCTGACCGCACATTGTTTGCGTTTCACCGTGACGCGCTTGGTTTAGGAATTGGCATGAACCAAAACAGCCGTGTTGATTACATTGCTGAGAAGACTTCGTTCTTGGTTGCGTCAATGTTCTCGGCTGGTGCGGTAGCGATTGACGATGAAGGTATCGTTAAAATCACTTGTCGCGAATCGTAAGGAGATAAAGCAATGGCTTTTGCAACAGTAGGATTTACATCCTATGCAGCCTCAAAGCGAGGCAACGCCCCATCAATGTATGGATATAAGACGGCAGACACGATTGCCACCGTCAATACGGAAGGATATTTTAATGACCTGTCGGGAACTCTTGAAATAGGAGATATCATTCACTGCGTGACTTCAACCGGCGGAACCATCGTCGTAAGTCTAGTGTATGTTTTGTCAAATGCTTCGGGCGTTGTTGACGTTTCGGACGGAACTGTCCTGGCTAATACAGACAGCGACTAACCTGAACTGGGGCTGTTCCGGCAGCCCCTTTTCTAATGAGGTGACGAATGGCATCTGGTGATACCAAACTGTCCATCTGTTCGGACGCATTAATTCTACTTGGGGCTTCGCCCCTTTCTTCGTTTTCGGAAGGAACAGATTCCGCTCAAATTTGTGACCGAATCTATAATGATTTAAAAGATTCAGTTATTGCTTCTTACCCTTGGTCCTGGTCATTTAAAAAAGTCCAACTTGCCAGGTTAACCTCAACTCCGGTTAATGAATGGAAATATGAGTACTCGCTGCCTGGCGACAGGCTGGCTGGAGTACGCGCTGTTTTTAATTCAGGCCAAACAGGAGTTAGCTCAACCCCTAATGGTTGGGAAATTTTAGGCTCAACACTTCAAACTAATTACGAAACAGTTTTTATTGATTATCAGTTTTCGCCAAATGAATCAGGAATTCCTTCTTACTTTATTCAATTATTGAAATATGCGATGGCCTCAGAAATTGCTGAAACAGTAACTGACCAAATTACAAAGGCGGATTACTTTGACCGCAAAGCGTACGGAAGCCCAGGCGAAAATCGCAGAGGCGGATTCTTCCGGGTTGCCGCAAATATTGATGGTGCATCCAAATCAGTTCAGCGAATTGATGACTTTAGCTTAGTCCAGGTTCGTTATTAATGAGCCGGATTATCCAGGTTCAAACAAATTTCACCTCTGGTGAGCTTGACCCACGACTCCGCGCGCGAATTGATCTACAGCAATATTACAATGGATTAGAGACTGCTCAAAATATTGTGATTCAACCTCAAGGCGGGTTTACCCGGCGCGAAGGCACAAAGTATTTAGCGACACTACCCTCTGATGCCGGGTCCGCAGTTCGGATGGTGCATTTTGAATTTTCTATTGACGACAGCTATATGTTGATTTTCGTTAACCAGAGGATGTATGTATTTAAAGATAGTGTCCAAATTACAAATATTAACGGCAGCGGAAATCCCTATCTAGCCGTTACACCAATCGTAACGGCAATTATAAACAACATGTGCTGGGCGCAGTCAGCCGATACTTTAATCCTAGTACATGAAGACATGGTTCCTCAGAAAATCGTAAGGGGAGCTTCAGATTCGTCATGGACGATAAGTGATTTAACGATTACAAATACGCCTCAATTTGCTTTTGCATATGACACACATAGCCCGACATTTACGATTACGCCATCCGCGATTACTGGAAACATCACCGTCACTGCGTCATCGGTTACAACAGATACAGGTACGGCCCAGGCCGGTTCGGCAAATACAATCACACTAAAAGCATCGTCATCTTACAGCGCAGATAATCAGCCGAATGGAATGTTTATTGAAATTACTTCCGGCACTGGGTCAGGTCAAACTAGGCATGTTGAAGACTATGTGACTGCAACAAAAGTTTTAACTGTCTATCCTGCCTGGTCAACCGCTCCAGATAGCTCCTCGCAATACGAGGTTAAAGCATTTAAACCAGCTGCTGTTGGCGAATACATTATTCATAATAATGGATTTGGGCGGGCGCGGATAACAGAGTATTCAAGTGACACTGTAGTCAAAGCATATGTTGAAATTCCTTTCTTTGATGATGATGCAATTGTTTCTGGTGATTGGGAAATTGAACACGGCTATGAAGACGCTTGGTCTGCTACACGCGGATGGCCTAGATCTGCCGTATTTTATGAAGGCCGACTGTACTTTGGCGGATCAAAAAGCCTTCCTTCGACTTTATGGGGCAGTAAAGTTGGCGACTTTTTTAATTTTGATCCAGGTGAGTTACTGGATGACACAGCCCTAGAAGCAACTTTAGACACGGGCCGGTTTAACGCAATTGTTGATTTATATGCTGGTCGCAACCTACAAATCTTCACAACAGGCGGTGAGTTTTATGTTCCCCAAAACATAGGAAATCCGATTACACCCAATACGCTTGCAGTTCAGGAGCAAACATCAAACGGCTCCAGGCAGGGAATTCGGGTTGTAAACGTCGACGGGGCAACAGTATTTGTTCAACGGCAGGGAAAAGCCCTAGCAGAGTTTGTATTTAGCGACACGGTAAATGGCTATGTATCAACGAAAATTTCATTGTTGTCGTCGCATTTATTAAAAGCACCGTCCGATATGTCAGTTCGTAAAGCGACATCAACAGATGAAGGGGACCGCTTATTAATCGTTAACTCTCAGGATGGCTCGATTGCTTGTTATACATTATTGAGAAGCCAACAAATAATTGCGCCGTCCGAATGGACTACTGATGGGGAATATTTATCTGTTGGAGTGGATATCTCTGACACCTATGTCGTAACAAAAAGAACCATCAATGGCAGTGCAGCCTATTATGTTGAGGTTTTTGATGCAGGGACTTCATTAGATTGCTCAAAATTTGCAACAGTCGGCTCATCTACAGCAACTGTTACTGGACTTTCTTTCTTGGTTGCTGAGTCAATAAAAGTAATTAGAGATGGAATCGTTGAATCCGATAAAACAGTAAGTGCCGGAGGCGTTGTAACATTTACGCTTCCAGCAACATCGTCCTATTCTGTAGGGCTAAACTTTACTCCGACAGTGGTTACTCTGCCAACAGAACCACGATTGTCTTCAGGAAATATTCGGTCATTTAAGAAACGTATTTTAGAAGTGAACTCAGAGCATTTTGAGTCCCAGGCTGTTACGGTAAATGGAGAGCAAGTTGCATTTAGATCGTTTGGAGACGATAACCTGGATATTCCGATTCAAGAGTTTACAGGAATTAAGCGAACGGGGCCTTTACTTGGATTCTCAAGAGAAGGCAAAATTACAATTACGCAAACAGTTCCATTAAAAATGAACGTAATTGCGTTAGATTATAAACTTTCGGTGGGACAGTAAGATGGCAGCGTTGCAAGTCGTCGGAACAATGATAAGCATGAAAGCTCAGATGGATGCTGGGCGAGCCGCGAAACGCCAGGCAGAGGCCCAGGCTGCTGATGCGTTAATTGCAGGACGCCGTTCTGCATTGCAATATAGGCAAAAAGGATTAGAGGCTTTAATATCAACCAGGGAGCGCATAGCTACTGGAATCGCGAGGGCAGCAGCTGGAGGCACTGACGCCTTTAGCGGATCAACACTTTCTCTAGCAACGTATGACACAGGGGTCGGAGTTGAAAACTTCTATGTGACCCAGGAAAATTCAGAGATGGCGGTCAATGCCGGAATTCTACAACAGCAGCAACTTATCGCGGCTGGAAATTCCGCAATGCGACAGGCGCGAATGGGAGCCCTGACTACAGGGATTTCAGGATTTATGGAAGCAAGCCGGACCGCATCAAATGCCGGTGGGAGTTGGACAAAATAATGGCCAGATCTAAACGCGACATGATGTACTCGGCTCTTCCTCGAATTAATTATGCAGGTTACGCGGCACAGGCTCGCGAGTCCCAAGCCTTATCTCAATCAATGAACCGCGTTGTTAGTTTTGCGGCCAAGCAATCTGCCTATGAATCAAAAAAGGCTGGGACCGAATACGGAGCGGAAAAGGCTCCGACGCCCCAGCAATTAAAAGATGCTTTGGCCAAAGGAATAGACCTTGATGAAATAATGCCCGGCGGCGGCGGAGACTTTACCGTATTTGATCGGGCCGCCGGGAAAGCAGCGTTAATTTCAATAACAAATGCTGTTGAGGCCGAAGCTAGGGCTTCGATCAGTCAACTGCAACGTGAAGCTTATAGTAATAAAACCCCAATTATTGAAGTTCAAGCAGAAATGCGAAACATCATCGACGGCTATGGCGCATCTCTCGCAGGTATTAGCCCAGGCGTAGCAAAGAAATTTAATGCAAGTATGTCGATTGCCGGCAATACCGTTATTAACGCTCATGCAAAATACCTGAATACTGTACAGGACAAGGCCAATAAGGCGATGGCGGCTGCAACAGCGTCCAATATTATTGGTTCGATTCCAGATATTGTTAACAACCCAATAATTATGACTGACAATGAATTGGTAACGGCAAATGAGCTGTTGGCAACTCAACGTCAAGCAATTGCTGATTTAGGTTTCACAAACAACGACCCGGCATTTATTACCAAGCAGCTTAAAATTTTTGATGACGCTGTTTCGGAAGCAAAAGTGGGCCGGATTGTCGATTTTGTTTTATTGAATCCACTTGCAAATCGCAAGGCAATGGAGTCAGGAAAAAAGCCAGTAGGTGTAAAGGACGAAGATTTCTTATCTCTCCAGCAAACTTTTAAAAGCATGACTGATCAAGAAAAAAGAACAGCCAAGACTCAGGCTAGTAATGCATTTACTAGGCAGTTAGCCGAAGAATCATCAATAGATGCTGCGCTTGATCGTGAAACAAAAGATCAAATTGATACGCTAGAGTTACAAATTTTTGAAGCTCGGACTGCTGGAGATCAAACTTTGGTAGATAATTTGATGGATGAATTAGAAGGCATTTCACCTTCAGCTGCACTTAAAATTGAGGAATCGATTTACGCTAGTGCCGGAATGGATGACCCAGCAACAGTAGAGCAGCTTGAGTTTATGCGCCTAGACGGGACGCTTCGCAAACAAGACTTA